CTTAGTATAGATAAAATAGAAGTCACAAGACTTGAATGAGGTAGCATATGATAACTAAAGAAGACATGAAAGCCTTTCAAGACTACAGCGACTGGGTAGAAGATAAGATTGTGACCAACCCTAAAGACAGGCTCATGGAAAATGCACTGGGCCTTATGGGTGAAGCTGGTGAAGTTGCTGAGAAGATTAAGAAACGTATCCGTGATGACACAAAGGTAAAGCCTGAAGAGATTGTCAAGGAACTTGGTGATGTTATCTTCTATGCCACCGCCTTGTCAAACTTCTACGGTGCAAGCTTGGGTATCACCATTGCTGAGAACATGATGAAGCTTGATGGACGTCAGTCTAGAGGTACAATCAAAGGTAGTGGAGATGAAAGATAAGGACGTAAGTAGACGTGCTGCTGAGTTGATGAGACCTATTGAACAGCAGATACTAATGTGTGATAACAGAGAAGAAACTTTGTTGTTTGCTTGCGCTATGCTTGAGAGAGCCAAGACTATTATTGAGGCTCATCTTGGTGAAAGAGGACGTATGGAATTATTTGTAATGGGAAACGAGCTATGAAAAACAACTACCTACCAACAGACTATCAGACCTTTATTGCAACCAGCCGCTACGCACGGTGGTTAGAAGATGAAGGACGCCGAGAGACGTGGGGGGAGACAGTAGAAAGATACATACAGAATATTGTTGGTGATCTACTACCAAACAATACTACCAATGAGGTGCGTGATTTTATTCTTAGCTTGCAGGTTATGCCTAGCATGAGGTCACTTATGACAGCAGGTAAAGCTGCAGACAGGGACAACACCTGTATGTACAACTGTAGCTACCTACCCGTAGATGATCCTAAGTCTTTTGATGAGGCTATGTTCATCTTGCTCTGCGGTACGGGGGTTGGTTTCAGTGTTGAGCGTCAGTTCATTACTAAACTCCCTGATGTTCCTACTCTTTTCCAAAGCGACACGACTGTCGTCATTAAGGACAGCAAGGAAGGTTGGGCTAAAGGTCTCAGACAAGTGTTGGCACTCCTGTGGGCTGGTGAAATTCCTAAGTGGGATGTGTCTAAAGTACGACCTGCAGGTGCTAGACTAAAGACATTCGGTGGTAGAGCATCTGGTCCTGCTCCGTTGATTGACCTGTTTAATTTTTCTGTTACTACCTTTCGACAAGCACAAGGACGTAAGTTGTCTAGTATAGAGTGCCATGACCTGATGTGCAAGATAGGTGAGGTAGTTGTAGTAGGTGGTGTACGCCGTAGTGCTATGATTTCATTGAGTAATTTATCTGATGATCGTATGCGTCATGCCAAGTCAGGCAACTGGTGGGAGACAGCAGGTCATAGAGCCTTGGCTAATAACTCCGTGGCTTACACAGAAAAACCTGATAGCATGTCATTCATGCGTGAGTGGACAGCCCTTATGGAGAGTGGGAGTGGTGAACGTGGAGTCTTCAACAGAGAAGCATCAATTAAACAAGCTGCAAAGAACGGCCGTAGAGAGTCTTGCTATGAGTTCGGGACAAACCCCTGTTCGGAAATCATTCTTAGGCCGAATCAGTTCTGCAATCTCACAGAGGTTGTTGTTCGTGCTAACGACAGTATGGAAGACCTTGCAAGAAAGGTCGGCATTGCAACTGTACTTGGAACAATACAATCCACGTACACCCATTTTCCATATCTGCGTAAAGTGTGGAACACGAATACAGCGGCAGAAAGATTGCTCGGTGTGTCACTCACGGGGATAATGGATAACCCCTTGCTGACCCTATCTAATGGGGGCTTGGACAGGACATTGGAGTACCTTAAAAATGTGGCTGTTTCTACTAACGCTGAGTGGGCTGACCGTCTTGGTATCCCTCATAGCACTGCTATTACTTGCGTCAAGCCCAGTGGAACAGTTTCCCAACTGGTTGATTCGGCTTCTGGAATACATGCTCGTCATAGTCCCTATTATATCCGTACTGTGCGTGGAGATAATAAAGACCCACTAACACAGTTCATGGTTAGTCAAGGCATCCCTAATGAGCCTGACGTTATGAAGCCTGATGCTACTACAGTGTTTAGTTTTCCTATGCAGTCACCACTAGGTGCAATACATACGGCTGACATGACAGCACTAGAGCAGCTAGAGATGTGGCTGATGTATCAACGTCATTGGTGTGAGCATAAGCCTAGTGTTACAATCAATGTCAAGGCTGATGAATGGTTTGAGGTAGGTGCCTTTGTGTACAAACACTTTGATGAGATGTCAGGTGTATCATTTCTACCTTTCAATGAACACACGTATCAACAAGCACCGTACCAAGAGTGTACCAAGGAGGACTTTTACAATATGATAGATGCTTCCCCGTTAAAGATTGAGTGGGATAAACTTGCTGAGTATGAGCAAGAAGATAATACTTCAGGTATGCAGACTATGGCATGTACGGGGGATGTTTGTGAAATGGTAGACATCACCTGAAGTATGCACCTTAGCATGTGGGTAAACTGCTATACAAAAGGAGAAATATTATGGTATGGATATACGTAGTAATACTAAGCCTTATTACAGAAGACGAACAAAGGTTTCATGTTAAGACACTTAACCTTGTTTTTAAAACAGAAAGCTCTTGCCAAGCATGGCGAGAACATGATATGCTACGGCTATACGAAACAAGACCTGATGAAAACTCTAGGGCAGTCAGTCAATGTGTGGCTATGCCTTTTAAACTGCAAGGAACTAGATCTTAATGGCTGTAAGAAAACCTTTTAACAAAGCTTTGTATGAAGCATACGATGCTGCTGCAAAAGATAAACTTGTAACCCTTCTTGAAAGTAATGGACATACTATTGTAAATACAGAAGAAAATTATTATGTAGACGTAGTGTCACAGAAAGAAGACTACACGTACTTCAATGAGGCAGAGGTAAAGGTAGCATGGGATGGTGACTGGCCTTCACACTGGGCAGAGATTAGGATTCCAGAACGAAAGCAAAGGTTGCTTGATAAGTATGAGGGTGTCAACGGCGTGTTAAACTTTTATATTTTTCGTAAAGACATGAAGCAGTGTTGGCGCATTAAGGATACTTGTTTGACTAAAGAAAGTCTTAAAGAAGCTAAGGGTAGGTACATTCAGAAAGGTGAGCAGTTCTTTCATATACCTTACACTGATGCAGAATTGATTACCTTGCAAGGAGATGTCTAATGGTTAAGTGGAAAGAAACCGAAATGGCTAAGTGGAAAGAAACCGATGTGAATATGGTAGATCATCCACCCCACTACAACGCAGCAGGTATTGAATGCATTGATGCTATGCAAGCTATGGCTGAGGATGCACCTGTCAGTGCACATGAAGCATACTGTTGGCAAAACTCTTTCAAGTATCTCTGGCGCTGGCCTTACAAGAATGGTCTGGAAGACTTAAAGAAAGCACGTTGGTATTTAGATCGACTAATCAGTGAGGTAGAAAAAGGATGAAGCCATATGATCAGGGCAAAGAAGCTTTCATTAGAGGCAAGATAGTCAACCCATATAAGATTGACACACGTCCTAGCAAAGATTGGGAGTTCGGTTTCAACACTGAGTATTTCAAGAACTTAGAAAAAGTGAAACAGTATGAGCAACTTAGAGCAAGAAGCTAAGAAGTACACACGCAAGAAGCGTAACCCAGACATGATAAAACCCCTCACTGCCCGAAGGTATCTAGCAGGACAAGCTCTTGCTGGAATACTTTCGAATAGTAGAGGGGCTTTAAATATGTCTGAGGTAAAGCGTTCATCATACGAGTGGGCAGACTATATGCTTGAGGAAGACTAAGGTGTAATATTAGTCGTGAGAGCTTTACCTGTGACAGATTCTTCACGTATTGCTAAATCACCTTCTATAACAGACGTCTCTCCCGACCGTTCTTTTACTATAGACATGAGTCGCATTTGCCGAGTGGCAACCTCAGTAGGGCTTTCTGCATCAGCTAAGTATGCACCACTTGTTTCATAATTACCTTCCACCATATTTTTAGCAGCTTCATTATAAACACTTTCACCTTCTTTACTAAGGTCAATAAGATACTCATTCTTAATATAATTTATTTTGTGTTTAGGCTGCAAATTAACAAACAACGTATCCCAGAAATTAACTTGATGACTAACTCTTTTTTTAACAAACTCATCAAGCATTACTCTTTGTTGTGCATAAGCTTTGTCTATAGGATATTCTTCTGGGTTCTCCTCAGCCCTCTCTAATATTTGATCGTAAGTAAGACCAAGAAATTCTCTTGGTGCATTTGGGTGAGGTACACTTTTTTTCCACTGTAGAAAGAATGGATTTAATGTTCCTGAAAGACTTTCAGTAACCTTCCTGTGCACTACGGCGTTCTCTATACTTCCACTAGACACATATTTATACTCTTCAAGTTTAAACTTGTTAAACTCTCTTTGTATTTCAGTCATAGTAGGCTCTGCAGCAACACCAGTTAGCTGTCTTTTTAGTGGGTTGATCTTACCTATTGGCATAGGGTTTAATATACTATAAATTTTTATATCTGTCTCGCCATTAATAGACTGCAACCTTTGTGTAGATTTTAAATCAGGCATAGCTTTCATAGCTTCTGTCATAAAGATATTGTTAGCAGATTCAGATGCATCTATCTCATTTACCCCTAAAGGAGTAAGACCTAAATCTCTGTTATATGTACTACCTGCTGCATCGTAGTTAAATTGACCTACTGTATCTCTAATAATACTAATAGGATAGCCTAAAACAGAAACAGTTCTACCT